ATTATACCATTATCCCAAACTTAAAAAACAAATATTTTAGTTTCACAGTCATTATTCAATTGCCATTGTCCTGTTTTTTACATAAAAAAATCACAGCTAAATTAATAACTGTGATTCGTAAAATTATTTTTTTAATTTCATTACCAAAACTTTCAGCCCATTTCCTGAAATAAAATTTTCAATTTCTTCAAATCCAAAATTTTTATAAAAAGATAACAATTTTTCATTGTCTTCACATTCTAGCCAGACATAACGAACATTTACTATTTTCTTAGCTTCCATTAATGAATCGTAAGCTAATGTTAATAATTGAGTTCCGTCTATATGTTCTTCAGCTTTTATTTGTTCTGAATGGTTTTTGCCAATCTGTCCCAACAGATAACTGTTGACTATATAACCATCTGTTGTTAATCTTTTTCCGTTTTGGCAAAGTTTTTTTCTTTGGCTTTTTGATAACGCTTCATAGTTTCTTTTGGAAACAAGTAAAGGTTTGTTTGCTAAAGAAAAATATCCCAACAAAACAAAATTTTCATTAAAAACTAAATGCGTGCTTGATAAACCTGCTTTTTCAAATTCTATTGCTTTATTATGTAAGAAATCTTCGATATCTTTATTGTATTTATTTTTAAAATTCTTTAAAATATCTTCCCTTACATGTTTTCTGTCTTTTAACTCATCCAACAAATCTTGTAAAGAAACAATTTTTACATTCTCTATATACATAAATTATTTTTTGCCGAATATCTTTCGTATTGTTTCTGGATTGCTTATGATTTCGACGTTTTTAACAGGTTTTCTATTGGGAGATTTTTCGTTATTCAAAGCCTTTATTAAACCATTTACAGATTTTTTATCAAAAGTCATTTCTGTTGTAAAACTTTTTGTAGCCATTTTTTTCATCTCCTTTTCATAATTTATTATAAATTATACCTTATTTGTAGCAAAAGTGCAACAGAAATTTAAAATTTTTGCTTAACATTGTAGCTTTGAAATGCTACAAATCACAGTTATTATATTTAATTGTAATTGTCCTTTCAGTTTTAACGAAAAAAATATTTCCTTGGTTAAACAATCCTCCTATATCACAAGCTCTCTGCTCTCTGCTTCAAACTCCCAAGCCCTAGCTTCAGTACCACTCTCATTTGCATACTTTAACCCAGCCTTTTTCTTAAATGAAACGCCGTTATAAATGTAAGTTTCATTTGTATTTGTATCAGTAATTACCATAAACATCGGAAATAATCCTTTATTTGCTTTCCAAAGTTTGTGCAATCTTTCCATTGTTCTGTGTTCCTCGCTTCCATAAAGCAAGCTCAACGTAATAGATACACTTTCATCTACCGATACATTTACTACTTTCTGTCCGCAGCTTGCAATCGTAGAACTTGAACTTTCTGTATTCGGATCATCTTCAAAACCATCTTCATGTCTGCAAGTAATCGCATAAGGAATTCCTGCAGCAGTAAGTATAATTTTGACGTTATCCACGTTATATTGTTTTGTTGCCATATATCTTTACCTCCTTATTTATTAAAAATAATTTCTCCGTCCGTTTTAATTGCTCCAGTAAGCGAAACATATCTAACGCCGTTCAGATAAGTAACTTTTAAATCGAATTTAAATTTCCCTTCCCTGATTGACTCCTGCGTTATTTCATCTACTGTTAAATGCCCCAACTTAATGTTTATCTCGTTGCCGTTCTTATCTTTTTGAGTTATGATTCCAAAATAGCTTCCAGCATTATCCACCATAAACATTCCAGCGTTAGCACCTTGTCTACAACGTTCTCTAATTATTGATTCTATCATCAGTCTTCCAGTATCATTCAAAGGTATTTTATCTTTTCTCACTTGGAAGATTGTCAAATCTTTTTTCAATCCATCTCTAAGCCAAATTTCGGTTAATTTCAGTTCAATAAATGTCTTATTATCTGAATTAAGTCCGTTCACGATATGAAAATATCCTCGTGTTGGCTTAGATAGGTAATTCAATCCAGCGTCCCAAAACGCCTTTTGTTCAGTTTTTGTGAAGTTCTCCTGCACAAATCCATTAATTTGCGTAGAATGCACAATATAACTTCCCAAATCTTTATATCCTATCGTTCCGCCAACCAATGCCCCGGTAAGCCAGTTTCCTTTTGCCAAGTTCTTAGCCCCTTCAATAACGAACGCTACATTATCAATATTATTATCCGTCTGTAGTGCTACAGCTTTGGCTGCGTTTCCTAATTTTTCATAGTTTACAGCTATAAAGAACTGTTTATCCTTATCTGTTTTTGCATAAGCTATAATACTGTCTATATAATTTTTCTCTGCAACTATATCCATATTAGTAATCCAGTTAGTAACCTCGAAAGCGTCCTCATGATCCACGTAAGTTTTCATAAGTTCTGTAAATGTAGTTGCTGTATTATTTCCATACACTACAACGTTTAATGGAGTGTATGATTGTGAATAGGCACTTGCGATTAATTTATAAAAAATATGATTTTCATCTAATCCACTTACATTAAGCTCCAGCAAATCCTGTGGCTCTGTGATATAAGTTGGCGATATTGCGAAGTCTTTTGTGAAAAACATTAAACTTCTTACATCGGCATAAAATGCTCTGTTATTTTCTGATTTTATTTGTACATTATTCAATGTATTCAAATCATTTCTTTCTATTGCCATTATTCCTCCTTAAAATCTTTGTTTATATAATGCTCTGCAAAATAGCTAAATTGCAGAACTTGTTTGTAATATTTTCTGCCCATAAAATTAAAAGGCGTTTCCTGTATCTTGTATACTTTCCGTATCTTCCTTTGATGTTTTCTATCGTTAAAGTAATCATTTGTTGCGTTTGTATTCGCCAAAAACATATAAAGCATATCAAAATCATTATGTTTCTCTCGTGATTCCAAAGTCAAAAGTGCCTGTATTTCCTCATCATAACAATATTTATCATTTCCAAAAGGAATAGGATTACCTGCATCTTCGATATACAGATTATAGAAAACAAGTGGGAATTTAAGTTTTTCATACTGTTCAGCCGAAATTTCATCACGTTTTTCTTCGTTGATAACTTGATTTATGCCAAACTTTTTACAAAACTCTTTAATATCATTCACGACCTCTTTTCTAATTTCGTTTGTCATCTATATTCAGCTCCATTCTCAAAAACTCTCCATAATTTTCTTCAATATTGACTATTCTATAAATCACGCCGTTGTGTTTCAGTTTCATATTTTCAGAAATTTTGAAGCCGTCTGTATCGTTCAGAATGTAGTACCCCTCTTTCTTATTCGATAAAAAACTTCCGTCCATACTTTGTGGAAACGATGAATTATGTTTTGGCGTTAATACAGCCATTTTCACAGTCTTTTCTATTTCGTTTTGAATTGGATTTCCTAAATCATCAAATTCAATTTCAGAATTTTCTGAATATATAGTTACATCATCAGAAAACTTCCTTATAACTTTTAAAACTTTCCTAATAGCTGCCCTAACTTTCCTGTCCACTATCCACCACCTCTCCCAACAATTCTGCCTCCATTAATCTTAGCAGCAATATTGCTTTTAAACCGCCCTGTTTCAATCATCGGATTGTTGAATCCTTTTCTCATAATTGTCACAGGACTGTTTGATGGACTTTTAATTCTTTCAATCATTGCTTTATATTTTGTACTTGCCTCTGTTCCAATTTTATTAGTCATCGCATCTACACTAAAACTTCCGTTTATAATCTTTGCAACCCCTTCTTTAAAGTATCTAGCTGCCATTGGCTTAAATTGTTCAAAAGCCTTTTGGTTATAATTCCATCCAGGAACTCCACGACTAGATCCTGTATTAAGAACATTAGACAACCCAAAAGCGTCAAAACCACCTTTAACGCTATAATTGGTTACTGTTCCAACTTCAATTTTTTGTCTGTTCATTGCCAGCAACTTTTCCAGATTCTTGTTTTTTGGTTTCTCCTTTATTTTCAGTTTGCACGACATTCTTATCACCCAGCTCTATAATTTCAATATTAAGTTTTCTTTCCTCAATTTCCTCTTTCGCAATATTCATTCTGCGAGGTGTCAAATCTAATTCATTATCGCCTTCTTTAAGCAATATATGATTTAATTTGACAAGTAAAATTTCTCCCTTTTCCTTGTTTTTAAAATTAAACATAATCCGCTCCTTAAACTATTGATACAGTTGTTTCGTTTTCGTCAATTCCAAGCGTTTTCAACAACTGTTTGTACATCATTAAATATTGATTGTTTCCGCCTGTTTCTTCAATTACAATGTTAGATACTTGAACTTTCGCAAAATCAAAATCATCTAATGAAGTGAGTAAATATCCGAAAAGATATATTTTAAGCAATTTCTCTTTTTCACTGCTATGTTTTTCTTCAGCGACTTTATAAAACTGCTCAACAACTCTTACATCAAAATCAGAAGTTTCAGGAATATATTTTTTCAATTCCTCCAAAGTTTCATCTGTCATTACTCATCAACTCTTTCGCCGACAAGTTTATTTTCTGACAAAACTTCAAATTCTGCTTCAGTTAATTCCAGCTTATCGCCAATTTCGTATCTAATATCATTAAATCTCAAAGGTGTTAAAGCTACTGCCTCGACAATAGCTTTTGCCTCTTCCTTTTTATTCTCTTTTGCCATTCAATTCACCTACCCAACTGTCGCTATGAACATTGAATTTATAATACTTGGATTTGGTGCTACAACCGCCTCAACAACTACATTCACATTTCTAACTGCCGCTGCTTTTACTTCCTGCTCCACTTCCAAAGTTGCAAATGTTCCTGCTATATCTACAATTTCTCTATCTCCAGCAATACCTAACATCTGATCCGTTTTTGTCGGAGTTGGTCCGTACTCCATTTTTCCTAATTGTCCGTTCGGTATCAATGTAACAATATTATTTGGGAATACTGGCTGAACTCTGCCTTTTACATTTATTTTTTCATCCCATATAACTATCGAAAGCCCTGTCATTTCTTCAATAATTCTTTTTTTATCGTCTTCTGTTATTAATACGTTTGTTAATTTGTTATACACAGCCTTGACATTAGCCTGATTTTTTAACATTGTGTAAGTTGCTTTATTCATCAATGCAATTTCAACAGTTCCACCATTTTCTTCAACTATTTCTTTCCAACGTGCTAAATCTTCCAAAGGAGTTGCTGTTGCCATGTTCCAAGCATTTGTACCAGCCAATGTTTCCTTATATTTGTTATCTAATTTATAATCGATTGTTTTTGCTCCTCCACCATTTTCATCTATAAAAGGAACTTTTGCAGTCGATAAGAATTGTGAAGCTGTATATGTTGCCACCGCTCTTGCACTTGCTAAAAATCCTGTTTTTCCAGCAAATTGACTATATAGTTGTTCGGAATAATTTTCAATAATTGCTGCGTCATTTGTATTTAAAATTTCAAACAGCTCTTTTCTTTGTCTTTCGTTAAGTTTCAAACTTTCTCTAAAAAATTGTTTATCTCCTTTTGTAGTTGTTTTCAATTCCCAGTCTCTTGCAAAAGGATCTACGTCCAGCTCACTTCCTTGAAGAACTTTAACAACTCCTCCATTCACACTTCCTAACACATTAAAATCAAATGTATTAGTATATGCAGCAGGAAACATTGCTTCTACCAATGTATTTCCTTTAACCCCTGTATAATATTTATTCAAACTTTTTGCATTTAACAAATTTGTTAAACTTAATGCCATTTTGTTACCTCCTATTATTTTCTATCTTTGTAAACATAAGTTATTTTTTCTGGTAATTCCGCTTTTGTAACCGTAATTGGTGTAGGATGTTCTTTTCCTACTGCAATTAATTTATCTAAATATGCAATTCCTTCAAGCGAAACTGTTGCTTGTTCATTGTCGTTGTAATATTTAAACTCAACATCATGCAATAACACAGCTTCTGCCTGCGTTCCTGTCCCTGTCGGAATTACAAATGCTCCTGTTTCTCTTAAATCTTCTCCATTTTTTGCTTTAACAAGTGTTCCAGCTAACAAATACTCTTTATTGGTATTTTTGTCTTTGTAAATGTAATTAGCAAAATCTGATTTTAATATTTTCACTTGCACATTCAGTTTTTCTTTGTGCATTACTGTTCTTTTTAACATTTCAACCTCCTAAAATTTTGTAAGATCTGTTTCGTTGTTTTTGTTTTTCTCAATCATTCTGTCAACAAAATCTTTTTCATCTTTCTTTTTATCCTTTGGATTAAATCCTCCGTTTGTTATAGAGTTCTTTTTCAAGAAATCTGTTGTGAACTCTTTTTCTTTAGCTGCTACATTCTTAACTGCCAACTCAAGACTTTCAATTGTCATTTCTGGTGTAATTTGTACTAAATCAGCAAACTGTGGACTAATTTTTAACTCTGTTACCAACTCGTTTTTTCTAGTCCTTAAAGTTGTTAAGTTTAGCTGTTTTTTAGTTTCAACGAGTTCTTTTTCAATTTTTTCTTTTTCCAAATTTGCCAATTCCTCAGCAGTTTTCCCGCTTTTCTGAAATTCCTCAAGCTGCTTGTTGCTATGTCCAAGCTGTGATTTTAAAGAATTAATTTCCTTATCTTTTTCAGCCTGTGCCTTTTTAAAATTCTCGATTTCAGCTTTTAAGTCATCAAGAGTTGGCTCATTGCCACCTGTACCAGTTCCTTCTCCATTTCCTTTGCCTTCTCCAGGCTCATCATAATACAATTCCATTTGTTTAAATTTTCTCATTCTCACTTCTCCTTATTTTTTAGATTATTTGCTGTAACTCATAAAATGATTTACAGTATTGATACTCTATAAATTTTTGAGATTTGACATCAAGCGACTCATGAATGATCCGTAATCTTTCAACTCTCAAGAATTTTGGTTTATATCTTCAATTTCTTATTTTGTTTCAGGAAAATAAACGGTAGCCCAACACCTACAACCCGGTTCTTCTCCAGGAACTATTTCAGTATTATCCCAGTTATAAATTTGCCCATCTCTTACCTCGTGTGTCGGTCTAACTCGTTCGTCCCCCATTGTATTCCACTCAAAATATTCACTCTCATCTGCAATTATTTCTTTCAAAAAATCTTTATAATAATTGCCGAGCATATTTCTAGCTCTAAATTTCGCATTATTTCTTAACACATCTTTTAAATTTTCTTTTTCCTTATTTTCTTCAACATAATTATTCAAATTGTTTTGCCAATCTTTTATTTCTTTTATTTGTTTTATCGCTATTTCTATATGCTTTTTTACATCTATATTTTTCACTTTCTTAATTTTTTTCTCATAAGAAATGCTATAATTAACAAATATTTTCATTAAGTTTGAATAATCAATATCTGCCTTTTTGCCATTAAATATCGAAAATGCCACTCTTTTGAAAAAATTAAATAACTTTTTCTCAACTTTATGATTCCATTTAAAATCTATTTTAATCATACAAACCACTCAAATCTTGCAAAGTGTCATCCGTCACTTTTTCTATTAAATTTTTAAGTTTATACTCTTCGTCAATCTCTTTTGCCTTGCTTATTACATCAAGAGCTAATGATAAAGTTGTTAATTTAGAACTCTTTTCGTTTTCTAAGAATGTATCAAAATATGTATAATCGTTTTCAGTTAATTCATCTGAACTTCCTGACAATTCCAATGCAATTTTGTCTAACTCTAATAAACTTTTTATGAAATCCTCTCTAAAACTTGCCACTTTCGTTTTAAGTCCATTATTCTTTAATAAATAAGTTTCCTCGCTGACATTTTGTGTTGCTGTATCTACTAAAAGATATTCAGGAAATAAATTTGATAGTCTTTTTTCTAATCTTGCTATATCATTTTGCATTTCACTGATTAACGGATTTGTCAATTCAATATATTTAAAACTAGCTTCCATTTCTTTTGAATTTTGAGTATTGATAATTCTTTTATTTTTATATCTTGCTTCTTCCAAAAGCTGTGCATTTTTTTTAATCTTTTCATTACTAGAATTAACATCTGCAAATTGTTTTATTCCGTTTGCATGTAGCCAAGGGTCTCCGTGTATTCCAAATATTCTCCCAATGTAACTTTCAGTTTCGTTAATTTTATCTATAATATTTAATGCTTCAATTATATTGCTGTCGTTTTTAAATTTTGAAACAGGGATTTTATCCAAAATAAAAGGAGTTTCAACTGCCTCATTGTCTATTTTTTCGGTTCTTTTGATAATTCCAGTATCAAGTTTTATATATTCTCTTGAATACTCTCTACTTTGCTCCTCTCCGTTTTCATCAAAATAAACTTGTTCCCCTTGAACTTTAAATTTCTTAATTTCTCCAAAAACTTCTGTATATTCGACATCATCTACATTATGCAAAATATATCTAATTTGCTCGTCAGGAGTTAATATAACCTCGATAAATACTTCTTCATTCAAATACATCTCTTTAGCAATTTTTTTGCTGAAAGTAGTCATTTGATTAACTTCCCAAATTTCTTTTAATTTATCATTGTCAATTCCTAGATCCTTTAAAGCTGTATTTGATAGAGCTTTTACAATATCTCGTATTGGATTAAATATTTCTACAGTTCCGTCGAATAATCCTGGCATATTCCTATTTAAATTTGATTTACTGTATTGTTCCCTATCATAATAAGTTTTAACCCTTGTTCTTTCTTCTCTGGTCATTAGCCCTCCTTCCTAATATAAATAAGCAATTCCACCTTCATCTTTTTTCAAGCTATATAAAACATATCTTATCGCATCCATTACATCATCGTTTTCTTTAACTGGCTCATCATTTTTTCCCCACACATAAGAATAGATTTCATCTTCAAATTTCCCTTTAAATGCTTTTTCTGTAATCTTCAGTGTATTTCTTTTATACATTGCTCCAACCAAATCAATACCTTCTTTTACATCTTTTTTTGCATTTTCAGCATTTATTCCGAAATCTAATAATCCTTGCACATATTCAGTTCTAGCACTATCACAGAAAACTCCTGAAACTTGATATTCCTTATATTTCTGTAAAATAAGTATTTTCCAGTAATCAAAATACTTATGTTTCTTTGCTACAACTTCGACAATATAATAATTATCTTCAAAATCCACTCCAATAACTACCAATGTTCCATAATGTTCAAATCCCCAGTCAACTCCAATGTAATATTCTTTTATTTCAACATCTTCTATATTCTTAATCACATTTTCTTTTTCTGAAAAATCTGCAAACACAACACCTTCCTGTGCAACCCACAATCCTAAAACATCTCTATCGTAAGTTGCTCCTCGTGGAGTTGTCTTTTTGATAGAATCCACATATTCCTTATTAAGAAAAATGTTATCATCTAGTTTGAAATTGCTAACTAGAATATTTAATCTTCCATTTTCTAATCTATCTCCAGCATTGTCAATATAATCTTTTTTTACAAAATGAGCTGGATTGTCAGGATTGGTATCGATAAATATCTTTGCACCTTCCCCTGATGTTCTTGAAAACGCTTCAGTTATAAAGGTTTGATGTAATGCTGTCGCCTCATTTATATAAGTGCCGTGGGAAGTCATTCCTCTCATTTTTTTCCAGCTGTCTGCCTTTTCTCCACCGAATAAATAAACATTGTTTCCAAATAGTTTAAAACTTCCATCTTTTTTTGGCTTAAATTGCTTTCCTAACATTGTTTCCCAGTCATTTAAAACGTTTCTCCAAATGCTTCCGCTAGTTGCTCCAATTATGATGAAGTTAAGGTTTTGATTAGCAAATGCTGCTATATGTGATAACATCAGAAAATTATTTAAAAATGTTTTTCCGCTTCTTTTTGCTCCTGTTAAAATTGTTATTCTCGGATGTTCTTTATTAAATGTTTTCAATACTTCGTACTGTTTAGGAGTTAAATCATTCATCTTTTTCAACCTTTTCTGTTATATTTTTTAATAGTTCAATCATTTCTTTTTCTTTTTTCGAATCATTATCAGCATCTTTTTTAATTTTAGCCTTTTCAATTTCTAATTTCTCTCTTGATATTTCTTCCTCAGCAAGCTGTCTATCAATCTCCAGCACCTCATAAGCAGTCAACATTTTTCCAGTTCGCATTAAATCATTTCCCATTTTTTTAATAGTTGTGTACGCTTTGTCATATTCTTGTACTTTTTTAGTATCCATTTCTTGTGAATTTATTTCTTTGATTGCTCTTACTACTAAATTTGCTTTTGCGGTTTCTGTCCCTTTTAATATTCTGTATAATTCGCCTTTGTAAACTTCTTCGACGATTTTTTCAAGATATTTTTCTGTACGTTCTTTTCTCAGCTCCCTTGCATTTTTTGTTTTTCTGCTATAAGTGCGTTCTGAAATGCCATACTCGGACATTATTTCTTGTTTGCTTTTACCTTCCAAAATATCCCTTTGTATCTTTATTTCTTTTTCGTTCGCACCCTTTTGTCTTGAGGGTTCAATTTTCTTTTTAGGGGGTGCATTAGTTAAGGGTGCATTTATCTGTTTTTTTTTCCAGCCTTCTCTTTTTCTCCAGCTCTTCACAGTGTTAATACTCTGATTGTATTTTCGACACAGTTCTGTGATTCCTGTGCCGTTTTCGTATTCCTTTCTTAATAGATCTCGTAAGTCCTGCTTATCCATTTTTATATTCTTCCCAATTTACAGTTTTTCCATTTATTTTTATTTCTTCATTTCCTGTAAATCTTAAATATCTTTCTATTATTGTCTGCACCCATTTTGGCTCGAATTCCATTAAATACGCTTTCCTGTTTAGTTGCTCACAAGCTATCAGTGTACTTCCGCTACCGCCAAACAAATCTAATACTTTTTCATTTTCTCGGCTACTGCTTTTTATAGCTCTACAACAGATGAATTGAGGTTTCGGAGTTGCGTGTCCTCCAGCCTCTTTTTTTTCTTTTTTAAATTCCGCTTGCTTAACTGAGCTATTTTCATACGTCCAAACATTGTTCATATTATCGTGTGTATTATCAAAAAATGGTCTTGTATCATCAAATGCTTGCTTTGCAGTTTCGTATTCTTTTCTTAGCTCAGAATATTTTTTTTTAAAAGCATTGTATTCTTTTCCGTATTTTTGCATTTTATTGTAGTTTTCTTCAGTCGGGAATAACCATTGGCTTTTTGTAAAATAATGTTTCCCCATTTGGTTCCCTAACATTTCTTTCCATATTTTAACTCCACCACATTTTTCGCATTCTTTTGATAAATATTTTCTAATAGTTTCCCAGCCTTCATAATAATTCTGAGAACTATCATAAAATCCTTGCACACCATTCATTACAAACAAACACTTTTCATCTGCTCTAGTGTACATTTTAAAAACTTCCGAATTTTGTCCTTGCCCTCCTCCTTTATTCCAAGTTATCAAATTTCTGAATGTTATTTCATTATTTTTTATTTTTGGTTTTAGTATATTTGAATATATATCCATTAAAGGCTCATCTATTCCCCAGCAATACCAACTTCCATTTTCTTTCAAATTCTCGAATGATAAAGGTATCCATTTTTTGTTGAACTCTAGCAAATCATTGAAATTAAGATTGTCATTTGTTACACCATTTTTTTCTTTTTTCATTCCGTAAGGAGGATCAGTGAAGACTAGATGTGCTTTTTTACCATTCATTAATTTTTTTACATCTTCTAAATTAGTGCTGTCTCCACACATTAATCTGTGGTTTCCTAACTCAATCAAATCTCCTGATTCTATTACAGTATTTTCAGATTCAACTATCTCTAAATCATCTTCAATAATCTCAGTTCCACCTTCTTCTGTTTCTTCGATTTCATCTTCCATTATTTTTTCTAACTCTGCTTCGTCGAAACCTAACAGATTTAAATCAAAATCAGCTATTTCTAACTTATTCAACTCGTACTGTAACTTTTCAATATCAAATTCAGTATTCATTGTAAGTTTATTATGAGCAATAGCATAAGCTGCTTTTTGCTCCTCTGTTAAATGATTTAATCTAATTATTTCTATTTCTGTATATCCAAGTTCTTTTAATGCCAGATATCTTCCGTGCCCTTCAATTATTATGCCTTTTTCATCAATAGCAATTGGATCATTAAATCCGAATTCTTGAATACTGTTTTTAATCTGTTCAATTTGCCATTCGGGATGTTCTTTTGCATTCCCTGAATACTCAATTATTTCATTGATATTTATTTTCTCAATCTTCATTTTGCCCCCTTTCTTTGATTTTTAGACAAAAAAAGAGCCGACTTATAAATAGACTATTCCTAATCTACATATAAATCGGCTCATTAACTTTCATAACTCTTGCCTTTATCCAATTGTATTTGTTTTTTTTCTTCTTATTACTTTTCCGCTATTGAAAATAATTGTCATCTCTTTTTCTCCTTTTTTGTTCATTTCTTCCAGTAATTCTACTATAAACAAAAAAAGATTTTTGTTACTTTCAATTTGTTTTATCTGCTCTTTAGTAAGCATTTTATCACCCTTTCATTATACCTTATTTTCATTGTTTTTTCAATACTTTTATAATAAAAAATTACATATCCTGTCTATGTCTTTTTCATTCATTTAATTTTTATTTTCCTTTCTTTTTATTTGATTCTTACAAAAAAAGATCGATTTTATTCGATCTCTTCATCTATAACTTTATTTATTTCTTTCCACTCTTCGTTTTTTATTTTAAAATCTTCTAAACTTTCTTCGATTCCACAAATTTCATTAATACATTTAACATGGGACTTTTTTAAATATTTTTTTGAAGTTACAATATCTAAAATCTCATTTTCATCAGTTATTTCCTTTAACATTATCTTTTCTATGTCATCTAGTTGTTTTGGGTTATGCAACTCAAATTTATCTGTGTTATCATACTCGTTTTTAGGGATTGGAATATATATTTCGCTAAAGCAATTTTGACATATAGCATCCTTATCTATCCCGTTTTCTACGAAAAAATTTTCAATAAATTCTATCATTAACCCTATTGTTTCTGGATCTTTGTATAAATATTCCAAAATTTTATATGGAAATTCTTCTATCGGATCTTTTTCTAAATACTTTTTCATAAAATCTAAAATTACAACGACCAATAAACTAAAATACTCATCTATTGTATATTCGTCTTCTGTATTATCAATTTTATCATAATAATATTTATGTTCTGCTACATTTCTAAATTTATTAATTTTATCTATTACATCTTCTAGGCTTCCGTAATTTTTTTCTATATCTGAAAAGTTGTCTTCTATAAATATTCTTTCACTTTCTTTTTCTTTAAAAACTCTTTTTGAAAAATATTTATCATCTATTTCCTTAATCTTTGCTTTCAATTCTATAATATTAATTCTGTCATCTCCTGAAATACTCCCGCTATTTTGAATAACATACGCTTTATAGAGCAACAACAATCCAGCATACAGACTTCTAATCATAGAGTTTATTGCTTTTCTATTCCAATAATCATCTATTCCGCACATTATCATTTCTTTAGCATTTTCAAATATAAGTTTAGATTCTATTTCTTGATTCATAAATCCTCCTAAATTGTATAATATATATATTATATCTCGAAATCAAAAATATTCAACTGTTATTGTCCTAATTTTTAAATTTATTTTCTAAAAATCACATTTCTTCAATTTATGATTTTCTTCTATATCCTGATATTTTAATATTGGCGATACTTCGTGTATGCTTCCATTTTCAAATTTCAGATATATCTTTTTACTTGTCTTAGATTTTAATTTTTTTATAACTTTGTACTGCCTGCACTCTTGCTGAAATTTTTCATAATATGTACTACAACTTATAATTACTCCTAAAAATCCTATTAACAATAATTTTTTCATTTTTTCACTCTCCCATTTATCGTTTTCCCTACACCGTCCAAACGTTTTTGTTACCATTTTACCGACATCAGCAATATGGTTTTTATCCTGGATCTATTATTTTCAATAAAAATTCATACAATCCGTAAGCCATAAGTACTCCAAAACCTAAACTTGCCAACATTCCAAACAGATTATAATTCTTCATTCTTTCTACTGCATTTTCAAATATTGTCCAAATAAATACAATTCAAAATAAAATTGGTACTAATAATATTAACAATATTGCTATTTTCATTTCTACTCCTAACCTTTCTCTAATAAAAACGACTTTTTATGACTAATCTTTTTTGCCGTAAATGCTACGTTTGTTTGTATTATTTCAGCCAAAACGACTTTCTATGACTGAACTATTTCAAAAAACAAATTCCGAATAACACTAGCGAACCTACAATCAATATTTTAAATATATTTTTTGTTGCTCTTTTTCTCGCAGACTTTCTTTGAATCGTTCTGGTATTAAAACTTTCAAATAATTGATTTTTGATTGCTTCGTAATAATTTGCCAACTCATTCAATTCAAGCCATATAAATAATATTTCCAAGAAAATTACCATGACTAATAAATATATTTTTATCATATCTCCTCCTTAAATCCTTTAAAATGCCCTTTATATATTTTCTTCAATTCCTTAACTTCTTCATCTGTCTTTATTTCAAAAGGCTCTATATTCAACTCTTTCAATTTGTCCGTTAATTTATTTCTGCCACCGCCAACTCCGTGATCTACTCCTATATGCCACTCCATTGATAAAGGTAAATAACTGTTCCCTACACCTTTGTCGTATTTATAACCACCTAATGCTCCTGCACTTTTAGAAATGTGTGCCAACTGTGCATTCGGTTTTCCTGTGATGACACATATTTTCTTTTTTAACATCCAGTATACCCATTTTCGGTTTTCCTGACTTCTATAAAGTTCGTGCATTTCCTGCCACATCGGTATATCCTTTTGCATAAAAAAATCAAATAAATAGTTTGTAAATTTTATTGCCTCGTCATTACTTATCATCTTTAACGCCAAAGAAAATGTGCCATCCAGTTTTATCAATAACATCTGCATTTCCTCTGTTGTAAAATCCAGCAAAGAATCAGTTAATACACTTACTTTTGTTTCGTTTGTATAGTTCCTTTCCAATACAGACATTATTTTGTTTTTTAGTTTACTTTCAAGATTTGAAAATGGTTTATAGTCTTTCACATTTTTTTCGCTTGAAACAATATATTTCTTTTTCAAGTATTCCTTAGCCTTGTATTTGAAATAATCAGATACTCTAGGCTTTTCTTTGCTTGTTCTCCAGTTTATTTCTATTCCGGCTAGATAATAAGCGTAGCAGTCTATAAACCAATATATCAATTTCTGATTTTCTCTGCTCATTCTTTTAGACATTTTCTCTTAGCCTTTCTTTTTCTTAATAAATTTAATATCCTTAAACAAATCAGCATTAAGTTTTGTAAATTCAAATTCACGGTTGTTCATTTCTGCATTACATAATATCTTTTCTTTTATTCTTTTGAATGTTTTCTCTTTTTCATCCATC